ATTCAGTAAGAGTTTTTAGCGCACCAGAACCAAGCGGATCAATAATTTTTGCCATCAACATTGTGTCATGGGCGCGGTGCCAAGGCATCTTCCAACTTGATTGCTGATCAAACCATTTAGCTTCGAACGCTATGTTGTGGCAGACGATCGGCCCATCAAATCTATCCATGGCATTGTAGAAAACGCCCTTCCAGTCATCCCAAGGGATAGCCCACCCCTGCCTAGCATCTCCGACTTGGACTAGGCGCAATCGACCGTGCCAGGGTGACAGGGCATGGCTTTTATGGTTGCCAGGAAGTTCACCAGTTTCGGTGTCAATTGCGATGGCATTTAGTGGACGCCGCTCTCCTAGCCAAGAGATAAACTCGCTGGCTTTCTCCACCGTATCAACTAGGTGGAGCTGAACCCCGTCTAGTTCTTGTGTCATTTATGTCTTTCTTTGGTGCTATTAAGGAATTACTTGAACATTATAGGCTTCTGCTATTTTGGAGTCAACTTTAGCGGCTTGTTGCAATAACCGCTCAGCGACACTGGTCAAATAATAAGATCCAGTTTTTTCGTCATATTTGTAGAGGGCATCGACTACAGTTTCGGGCATGTCGCTGACCTGAGCCCAATGACGGTATTTTTCGGGAAAAACTAAATCCAAGCTTCTGTCGGGCTGACACTCTTCGCAGGGCACAGCGTTTTTGGAAAGATTACTGGACGCACTTTCATTTAGTTTGTACTTTGAGACCAGATCGCAGGCAGCCCCGTGAAATATAAGAGAGACCCCAACTCGAGAAAGAATATAAGATCCACTTTCGGTTTTGTAGAGTTCGAACTCTATCCAACGATAAGCGCCCCTACGCTCCGACGTGGACTTGGCTAGTAGGGTGCCGTTAAATTGGAGAGTTCGATCTCCATCTCTTACTTCTAGCATTAGATGTTTTTTTCTAGCTCAGCGATTCTGCTTCTTAGCTCCAAAACCAAAGCCTCGAGTTCTGTATTAACTAAAGTAGCTGTCACTAGTTTCTGTCTTGTAACGTTTAGAACTATAGAAAGATCTACGCTAACTTTTTCGTTATTTTCTGTATTTTCTGTATTTTCTGTCATTTTATTGTCCTTCTAGTGATGTTATTCTAGCCTGTAATTCAGTAGTTTGCTGGGAAAGCTCCTGAATGGCTTTTGTTAGGTATGGAATAAGGCTCTGGTAGTCTAGGGTTTTTAGTGGCCCTTCACTTAAATCTATATCAGTTTCAACTGATTCTACTGATATTTCCCCTACTATTCCTAAATCAGAACTAAATACTTCTTGCACCTCCTGAGCAATGAATCCAGGAAGACGCTTATCAATGTCATCCACTAAAGAGTCAAAGGTCACTGGATTCAGTTGATTTACAATAGAAAGTCCCTCGGATATAGTTTCTATTTGAGACTTAATTCTTCGGTCAGAAGAAGTTACGTTTAGTGCAAGTCCGGAGCCATTCCAACGAACTATCGGGTTAGTGGTAGAGATTGTCATGGTTCCAACTACTACGGTTGACCCAGAGGTAATCGACCCGGTGGACGTGATAGTCCCATTAGACCCCATGGTTGCCCAGTTGCCGGTACCAACGCCGCTACGAACAAAGGTGTCTGCTTGAATAGATTGGGTGGCTGTAACAATTCCAACTACATCCAAATTACTGTTAAATGTTTCTCCCGGAGATAGGGAAATTCCAGAAGAATTGACGCTAAATATTGTTACTCCGCCAGTCTGAAAAGCTATTCCACTATTACCATTTAAAACTAAATTAGTAGACCCAGCAGAAACTTCACCTTTTTCAGCATTATCTGATCCATAAAATACTAAAGAATCGGTGCCTCCATCTAAAACTACGCGCTTTCCGCTGGAACCAGTTTGAATGTTGCCACCAGTGCTGGTTATGCTTCCAGAGGCGGTAAGAGATCCAGTGAGTCTGGCAGTATCAATGTAGACATCGTCTAAATATGCATCACCATTGCCATAAAATCTAAACTTAGTTCCACCTAGGCCATCAAATGCAAAAATACCGGGATCGCCTAAGCCGGTACCAGCCCCCCTAATTTCAATTCTTTGACTACCGGCAGGAGCCGTTCTAATAACACTAGAAAGAACTAAATCAGCGGCAAGTTTTCCTGCCGTAACCGCACCGGCATCAATTTTATCGGCTTCGACAGCTCCAGCATCAATCTTTACGGCAGTTACAGCGCCTGCATCAATTTTATCTGCAGTGACAGCATTAGTGTCAATTTTGCCCGCTGTAATAGCACCCGTAGCTATGGTATTTGAGGTGACAGCATCAGCACCAATTTTTCCAGCAATAATAGCTCCGGCTGCAATTTGGTCCGCTCCGATGGCGTTTGCCGCTATAGCATTTTGAACCACAACTCCGGGACCAAAAAGAGTAGACGCATTTATTGCACCATTAGCCAAAGCACCAGCAGGAACAACTCCACCGTTAAATGGCCACTCGCTCAGTGCGGCGTAGACAAGATCTGTATCTACAAGAGGGGAAACTTGGGCGGTAACTTGCTCGGAGTATTGACCCTCTACGCCAGAGGTATCTACCAAAGATATTCTGATGTAGTAAGAGGTATTGTAGTTGAGATCAGTTAGAACATCAAAACCACCATCAGCACCAAAGACTCTAGTACTCAAGGCTAGGTTAGCTGGCCCTGGAGTAAATCCAGGAGTCGTTGAAACATAGATTTTCATTACAACAATGTCAGCCTGAGCCGCAATGGTTGTACTAGGGCCAGTCTTTAGATTTCCATCCCAAGTAACTGTTATGGTGCCCAGTCTGCTGGTGGCTACCGGATTAGTTGGCTGGTAGTTAGTGTGATCGCCTGTTTTTTGCGTGGTTGTAATGCTGTCAGTGACTGCATTAGACTTTTCATTGCCGGAGTCATAGGCACGTAATTTAAAATAGTAAGTATTACCAGGTAAAAACTTGTAGGCCGGACCAAAAGTAAAAGTAGTTAGAGTTGGATCCTCAAACTCTACGTCTGGGCCCCAGGGAGCTGAAGTACTTTCCCTCCAATTAAATATGTAACCAAGTAGGTCAGTTATGGGATTACCAGATTCACTGGTTGTTGGTGGAGTCCAAGTAGCAACGATTTCCGAGTAAGCTTGGTAATCAGCTCCAGCCACTTTTGGTGTTTCAGTAAGATTAAATGCTGTTGGAGGATTTGGCGGGTCACCATCACCAGGCAACGAAGCCGTGGATGAATCTACCCAACGGATGCCGTCCCAAAAATAAATTTTATCTGTGGTTGTATCGGCCCATGTAGATCCTACAGCAGCATACTTTCTTGCTACTGGAAAAACATAGACTGGATCGTCAGGGGTGACGTTACCAGTAGGAGTTACGACACCAGCAGCCAACGTGTAAACAATTGTTGTATCCGTAACAGAATCAATTCTAAAAAGCCCGTCAAGACCATAAGCCCTAGAATCTTCGTTAAATATGTCAACAAAAATAATGTCGTCAGCTTTAAAGTGATGAGTGGCGTTCATTGTCAAGGTGACTGTAGTGCCAGTTATCGAAAAATAATCTACCAGTCTTCTTGTTTGAAACCGTCTTCGACTAGCCCACGTCGTAGGAGCCTGGGTATCAGGCTTATAAGAATACGTGTTGGTAATAGTGACACCAGCTAGCTGATCCTGGGTAGGGTCGTGTCTGTAGCTTCTTCCTGTCCAAGGCGGAGTGTCTACTTGTTTTACTGTAAAGTTGTCTCCCGTTGAATCTACTTCAAGATTGGACGCCCAGTGTACTCCCGAAACATGAAGTCTTTCCCCAACCGCTAAATTTAAATCAGACTGCGAGTATATTTCCACTCTGTCTTCCGCTAATCCAGTTAGAGCTTTTGGATACAACCATGCATCTTCCACTCTTCTCCACTGGAAAGGGGCATTAGCACTTACTACGGATTCGGGGACCTCGACGGCCTCTCCAGCCTCCACAGCTGCAGCAACTTGATCGGAAGTTAGAAAGCTAACTGGTCTAAGTTCTACGGCTTTCACGCGTTGATCTAAACGACTCATTAGAGTCGTAAGTTTTCTCCTACGTCTTCTAATTCCCATTGAAAGCCTTTCCGTCTATAATTGTCACTCCAGATATTGGTACAGATGGTTCTGTAATTAGCTCTAAAGAAACTTCTTCCGGGTAGCTAGGCGAGTCTGGAATTGAGACAGAGTAAGAAACTATTTTTCTAACTAGCACTCCCGCGTCCGTTCCATAGTCTTGCTCCAAGTAGCTATCTGCCCTCAGAGCAACAAAATCATCATTTAATTTTACCGAGCACCAGTCTCCCGGATTATAAGTTCCAAGCTTAGGATTAGCAGAACCATTTACTGAAATAGTAAATGTACTAATTGGTGGAACTGACTCCTCTAAAAGTCTAGAAGCTTGCTTCCACAAAACAGTTTCATCTGCAGAATCTAAATCTTCCGACTGATCCAAAATGGGCCAACCCTGCCTCAGTAGTTTATGATTAGAGGCCGCAGAATATGGCTGGCTTGCGTCGGAAGAAAGTCTTTCATCTCTTCCTTGAACAAAAAATCTGGTGGCAGACTCCTCAGCATTTTCCTCAAATTGAGCCTCGAGTATGTTCCCCGGAAACTCAAAAATTAAGCTATTAGCTCCATAAGCACTTGCTGGAATTGGGCCAGAGTAGCCACTTCCTTGTTCTTCCAAGTAATCAGTCAAGCTAGCAGGAATTAAAGGTAAAAATTTAAAATATTTTTTAAAGCTGTTAGTGACCTGATCGTACTCACAATCTACTCGATATTCAAAACCAGTAGGTTTGGTGGAGTACTCCTCAAAAATTTCAGCAACAGTTTTTAGCTCAAACCCTCTAATAATTGGGTTGGCTTCGCGATTGGAACTAAATTGGTCGTTGTAGCTTAGATCTAATCCGATATCTCCCAGAGTAGAAAACTCTCCATAAGTTCCATACGTAACAGAAGCCCTACGTCTTGCAGTTGCAGTGAAGGCTGTCCCTACAGTTCCGCCAGACACATACGGAGCGGTAGTTGTTCCACCAACGGTTATAGAGTCATTGTCTGCAGTAATAATTGTGTAAGTTCCGTTGTAGGCAGAAGGATTGACAGAAGAAACTTTAATTACCTGCCCGGCTGCAAAATCATTTTCCGCAAAACTAATAGTTATAGAGGTACCATTTCCAGATATCCCAGTGATGGCTTGCGGGCTAAGTTCGGTATAGCTTTTAGCTATGTTTGTTCCAACTTGTACAATCTTAAATTCAGTATTGGAAGAAGGATTATCTGGATCCTCGTAAATTCTGTAGTAGCCATCAAATGTCTGGCTAACATTTTCTATATAAACAATGTCATTTTCTTCAAATGGATGATTTGTGGTCGTTTCGTAGGTAGCAATATTTCCATTTCGCTTAAAGCTCGAAACTGTAACCGAGTAATTAGATTCATTAGTGCTGGCTAGATTATTGCCATTATTTGAGTAAGTAAAAGTGTAGTCATCGACTACAGCAAGAACAACTGCTTCTTCATTATCAAAACTAGAGTCTGCTTGTATATCAGATATAACTACTTTTTGACCAGGAACTAGTTCGTGCTTTTTTGTACTGATGATAGTGGCCACATTTGATGACCTAGAGACTGAAGCTATCTCATTAAAGAGAGTTATTCCTGGTCTGATTGCGTCATTGGCAAAATCAAAATCAAACAAATCCGTCTCAAGCTCGCGAAGTAGATCTTGAGCATATTGATAAGTATCTTGACGAGTTTGAATTGTGATTGGGTTTTCTGGGCCCATTGGAATTTGCGGAATTGTTTTATCAGTGCCGGTAGCAGCATCTGTGTACTTAGCTTCTACAGTAATTACAGACTTACCTTGTCCATTTGTAGAAGCGGTCAGAACTGGGAAGTATCCACTATAGAGTGCGTAGTCTCCGGTCCAGGAAATATAAACAGGTTCCCCGACAGTAAAGTTGTACTGACCACCTGTAAGGGTTGCCGTTAGGGTAGTTCCGGAGATTTCTCCAGTTGCTTCATAGGAACTATTCCAAGTCTTCCAAACAATTCTGTGAGAAAGATAACTTGTAAATTCAGCTGCCGACACAGAAACAATTTTGTCGACCAAGCTATAAGTTCTAGACCAAATAATGCCGCCCCAAACGCAAATTCCGTCTCTAACAACGTATAGAGCTGTTTTTGCGGGCAATGTGTTTTCATAAATGTTTAAGTTATAAGTATCTGGGGTAACTGCAATGTCACCAGTAAAAGTTCCAGCTTCGGTGAGCGACCTAGAGTAGGAAACGCTTCTAAACGGAATTTCAGCTAAAAGCTGGTTGGTCATAAGGTCGCAGACAAAATAGCGATAGTTCACAGACTGATTGTCTGGTGAAGTAGTTATTGGCATTTTTGTCCTTAGTTGTCTTTACTCTATTTTAGCAGCTAGCCGATCCAACCAGACCTGTAGTAAATCGTGCAAGTGCTCCCTGCAGGAAAGGCAGAGATAGTTATTGTGTTCGTTCCGGGCTCTAGATATATCCAATCAATTAAAACTGAAGCTTTTTCTCTAGCGTTGGCAGTGTTTAAAAGCACTGCTGACTGGCCTCCGCTCACATAAGACGCCGTGACAGTGCTGGCCACAGTAAAGGTATTTCCAGAAGTTGCTATTACTTCTGCATCTATTACATCTAACGAAGAGGGAGTGATTCCAGTAACAGAAACAAGGGTTCCCTCAGCGGCTCCGCTGGCAGTAGCCGTTGTGTAGACAACATTTGCACCATTGCCGACAACATTAGCTATGTTTGCATAGTTGTACTCTACGGCCAAGACCTCGCGGTTGTATGTGTCTATCTCAAGTCTTGTACTTGCTCCGGTGCCAGCAACAATAGTTATTGACTGGTCATTCTCGGTGTTGGTGATAGTAGGAGTCGTGTTGGCTGCAACAGTGAATGCTTTGGAAAGCTCTATGATTACTGGAACTGCTACGTTTCCGGTGTTTATAACATTTGCTTGGCCAGTTCCTCCACCAGACGCCGTTATTGTGGTGTAGTTGTAGCCATCGTAATTTCCATCTACGTATTCGTATTTGATAGGGTCTACTGCTTTTAATCCAATTGAGAAATCATGGCGACCACGGGCATTAACGCTTGAGATTTGGGGGACGCCACTAAGCCTTACATAGGCAGCTCTACCGTTTTCGTTGGTGCCGTCCTCATAAACTATTAGCCAGCCGCCCGTTTTGATGAGGCTGATTGCCTCGATAAGAGCATTTCTAGCGGCAGGGGCATCCTCGGGAGACTGAGGCAAAAAGGATCCATTCAAAGTTATTAAACGATTCGCCCAGCGGCCTACGGCATCATAAGATCCGTCCCCCCAGCCTCGAGGCAAATCTGGCAATTCTGATTCTGGAAGATTCCACCAACCATCTATGTCTGTTACAACCCAAACAACATTGTTCGCATCAATTGTGTTTAAAGTGAGACCGTTGATTTCTACATCAGCGTTTAATTTAAGCCCAGAGAGGTAGGGTTCTGGGAGTGGAGTAAGAGACGTTCTTACAATTTTGTTTTCTTCGCCTTGGTTTACCGTACCACTTACTTGATCATAATATTCAGGCATTAGACCGTACCCCTCTTAATTTCAAATGCTATGCGTCTAGAAACTAGTGCAGCTAGTTCGCGCTCATCCATACCCGGAGACGGGTTGACAGTAATGTTAATGCCGCCGCCAGCGCCTCGTAGAGCACCAATCATTGCATAATCTCTCTTAGATAGGCCGTTTGCATCTAGTGGCTCTACACGCTCTGGTCTACCAGCTTCAGCAATCTGAGCCAAAGTTCCGCCACGAGAAGGCATGACAACACCACCGGCAGCCAGCTGCGGGACACGGCCCAGCTTAACTTTAGCAATTGGCGAGAAAGTTAAACCAATACCAAAAGTTTTGGAAAGCAAGTTTCCAAAGTCCCTAAGACCACCAAATAAATTATTAATTCCATCAATAAAGAAATTAATAAATCCTTCTGCTTTAGCAATTAAAAAGTTCATTACGTTAGCCCAAACTCTGACAAGAGTTTTTCCTGGATCATTGAAAAGATCGGATATAAAGCTACCGATACCGCCTAATATGTCTAGGAATCCATTCCAAGCTCCGGTTATAAAATCAACAAATCCTTGCCATATTTGTTTTCCAACTTCTGTCTGTGTAAAGAACATTTGCAGTCCAGTGATTAGAAGTCCAATTACAAGACCCCAAGGACCCCCGAGGAATCTAAGCAAGACGCCGCCAAATGTGCGTATAGTGGCAAAGACTCCAGCAATAGCTGCTTGGAATCCTGGAGCTATCATTCCTAAAAACTTCCACGCAAGCTTGAAACCACTAACAATACCCCCAACAGTGAGTAGAAAGTTAATTGCTGTTCCAACAATTGCCATAAAGAAGAACTTTATTTGATCTAAAATAAAACCAATTGCTGTAAAAAATGCAAATACGCGAGCAATATCATCCAAGAATGGTTTGACAAGATCGCTACCAAAGAAGTCTGCTAGAGGTGCAACAAAAGAATTAAGAGTTTCGAAGAATACTGTTGGAGCACCTTCGTCAGCAAATGCAGCGAACAGCTCTCCCAGACTAACAATTAGGTCTCCTAAAGCAGGAGCAGCATCTGCAAAGGACTGGAAAATGCTGTCCCAGTTGGACTGATTTTCTTCGCTAGCCAGTTTTTCGAAGAATTCACCGATCGCTGGATTAGCTCCTAGTTTTAGGAAAGACTCTACGACTTGACCTAAAAAGTCTACAACGGGACCAAAGTTATCTGCCAAACCTTTAAAAGTTTGACCTAGCTCGCGGCCATTCGCAGAAACGTTTCCGTTTTCGTCAATTAGGCTAGCAAACCCGCCTGTAATTTTTTCAAAATAGTCAAGAATTGAATCAATGGCACCACTGTCATTTAGAACAGTAAAGAAGTCACCAAGACCATTTATGATGTTTCCAATAATTCCAAAAATTCTAGTTCCGGTAGCATACGCATCACCAAACACCGATTCCAACCCAAATTCATCTAGATAGGTGTTCCACTCAACTAATGTATCCCTAACAAAAGTTAGGAACTGAGTACCAATACCATCGGCATCATTGAAAACTTTAAGTAGAACCTCTCCCAGTTCCCCTAAGATTTCTCCAATTAAAGGAATATTTTCTTCTAGGTTTTTAAAGAATGTTTCTACTTCTGCTTTGGCGCTATCAGTTAAGAAGTTGTCAGTGAAATTAATTGCGCCTTTACCTAGAGCATCTCCTATTTTGTCAAAAGCTGCTTCTAGACTCGGGAAGTAGAAAGATACAAGTTTTTCAATTTGGGTCTGAAGAACTGGTAGAAATCCAGAAGCAACTTTTTCTTTTAATATGTCTAGCTTTGGCCTGAGCCCAACCAAATACCTGGCAAACTTTTCTTGAGATTTAGTTAAGCCGGCATATGGATCTCCGCCCGCCCCCTGAGCTAAAGCTTCGGGGCCCTTAGCTACTTCCTCGTTTAAGTCTTTAGTTCTATCTTTTGCTCGTCTGTAAGCAAGCTCAGCTTCTTCATATGTCAGCTGAGCGTCGCGTCTTGCAGCCGAATTAGGTGGGAGGTCCGCGGTACGTCTTAGGTTTTCAAGGGCATTTTCTAGATTAAGAGCTGCTCTAGATTCAGAAAGCGCTGCCTCTTCTGCCTGAAATTGTAGCTGCTGAAACTCTTCTCGTAGTTCTTTTATAGATTTACCTAGGCCGCCAGTTTGTTTAGTTGCAGCACTAACCGCTTGGCTTATACCACCTAAAGCAAAACTAGCAAAAGCAAATGATAAACGTAACTGTAAAAAGGCAGACGCCAATCCAGCCACAGCCGGTAAGGCTCTGCCCACCGCGGCTACTAATGTAACTAATCCACCAATTAGCGCACTGACACCGCCAAGCAGTGCAGTTAGGCCAGTACCGAGGGTGTAGCTTGTTCTAACTAAAGATTTAAATTGTTCAGCTGCCTGTTGAGCCTCTGGATACATAGTCTTAAGTCCAGTGGCCACTCTCTGAAAAACATTGCCGGAACCAGTAGTAAATCCTCTGGAGAAAGCCTTACCTAAACTTTCTCCAGTACGCCTTCCAGATCCATCAATGCTTCCAGCCATGGCTTGTAGCTGACGCCTTAGCTGAGCATCAAAGCCTGTCGTAATAGCTTTTACGATAATATTAGCTTCGCCAACTACTGCCATTTATGTCACCTCCCTAACCTAACGGAGCACCTATATCAGAGCCAAAAGGCATAAACGAATCTGGATCAAACTCCGTTGGAGGAATGTATGGTTTTGTTTCTTTGTTGGTAAATAACGGATCATCAAAATCAAAGTCATTTGAAGCATTTTTAGGAATGTAAGATCTGCCAGACTGCTTAGATGAAGAAGAAACCGCGTATCTATAGGTCTTGTTGTAAGTCTTATAGAGCTGAGTACGCAAAGAACTTACAGCTTCTGCTTCTTCGGCAGAACTATATCTAGAATCTGTCTCAAACAGATAATGGATAACATCAATCATTTCAGATGCCTCCATTTCTAGTAATCTCAATCCGTTAGCAAGGGCCTTACCGTTTACGTATGGCCAGAGGTCATCCGCCCAGGTTAGGAGACTTCTGGCTGCTGATTTGGGCGTCCGGAGTACTCCTCAACCAGCCACGCAATAATTTCTCCCAGTGTTTCCATGGTTACAATTCGCTCTTTGTCTTCCAACAGAGCATTGAATCTCTCAAGGCTTTCATCAACTAAAATCTTGGAGAAAAATGTGCTAATAACGCTTAGAGCCTCTACGGAGCTCTCAGATTGAGACTTAGTAACCATATCCATCAAAACTTTTCCTTGAAGTACGGGAATGCAGGTAAATTCCTCGCCGTGGATTTTAAATACAATAGCCTCTTTATCTCCAACGCTAGCGCCAGAGCCAAAGTCTTTATATCTACTCATGTTTTTGTGTCCTTTATAAATAGTGTCTTTACTGGATTTTCCAGCACTACTATTGTACCCGAGTAGGGATCTGTCTTATTTGGACTACCTAATTACAATAGGTCGTATAAGGTGTTTTCTCATCGGCGTGGTTAGATATCGGTTAGGCCTAGTTCCAGGGTGTTCAACTATAGGAGTACGAACTATTTTGCTACCGGACCTAAAAACTAAAATTGGCTTTTCTTTTGGTGTAATTGTGTGCGGCCTAGTGCCCTCATGGTGAGCATATGCGTAAGACTTTTTTGCCCCTATCCATAGGTATTGGCCACCGGCATTTCCCAAGTGCCGCATGTGAATAGAGTTTCTCAGGGCTCCAGTTTTTACTCCAACTTGCTTTTTTGCATCCCTAACTATTGCTTGCCCTCTAAGCTCCAGCGCCTTCCAAAGTTTTCCAGCAGGAGTAGTTAGAATCATTTTTGTGACGGGCTTGTAGATAATTACTTTTGATAGCCCGAAGGATAGAGGGAAAGAAGCTCTTCCAACTCCACCCCTTCTAGTGTTTTTAAATGATCGAGCATATTTTTTGGCATAGTAGCCAGCTACGCTATCCGGAAGTCCATACATTTTATGGAACCGCCATAGTTATTGTGAGAGTTGTGGTTTGAAATCCTCCCTCGGGGGAACCAACATTTAGGGTGGCAATCACACCGACACCGAACCCAGTTTCATCCCACTGGTCAAGCGAATTAATTGATGACATCAAAACCCATGAGTCAATTGCCATAACTTCTGAAGCTGCCTCGATGGCTTCTGGTGCTGGAGGCCTTCCATTTTGGCTAACAATTGGAGTTATTCTAGATATTGAAACTCCTATAGTGGCACTCCTAGGAACGTGGCAACGCTGCGGCTCGCCTAGCTCGGCTCCTGGAGCACCTAAATACATTTGCTGGAAATAGACAACTAACTGTTCGCAATCAACTGCCGGTTCTGCCATAGTCCAGTAACGGCGTGCTGGCAACTCCACGTTGTATGATTGAAAAACAGACTGCACCCTCTCCAGGACACCCTGCATCATGTCTCTGAGATTTACCGCATCTTCAGAGACACCAGTTAGGTCTAATTCTTGGCTTGGCATGGATTACTCCTCGATCGAGGTTTCCTCTGCCTTAACTTCTACTACTGGCTCTACTACTGGCTCTGGCTTTGGGGCTGGAGCAGTAACGCGTGGAGCGGGAGCAGCCTTTTTTGGTTTAGGCTTCGCAACACCCAGCATGTCCTGGGCACGGAAGTTAGTTTGAATAAACATGTTTCCTTCTTTCTTAGTACATCTTGATCTGGAGATTTCCAGATGCAAGTTCGACCAGGCTCTCTACTCCACCCACGGTTTGGGAGGCATAAAGTGTCCAGGTTCCTGGGTCCACCATTCCAAGCGCAGAGTACGCTTTTTCGTAGGGAATAGTGAAATCTAATTTTGATTGGGCATAGTTTAAAACAATACTTGAAGAGTCTAGAGTGACTGCTGAAGTCTCTCCATAATTTCTAAGTATTACTTTAGGAGTCCAATCATTGTTTTGCGGGAAGAAATTGCTTAGATCAACTCCACTACCAGTGGAGGTCCAGCTGATTGAACCATCAAGAGTGGATAGGACTAAGTCAAAATCTCCATCCTCTACAAGTTTTAGCGGTTTAGGGCTATATCTGCGAGCCCTCGGGGTGTCTACAGAAAATACTTTCGACTTACGGCGAGCATTGTCTGGGTTGACAGTCTTAAGGAATAAATCAATTTCATAGAGACCAGTGCGAAGCTCGTCAATAAACTCTTGGTTGTCGAGAATAGTGTAGGAGACACCCTGTCGTGAAACAGAAGTTACACGCTGCGGTAGTTCGCAAGTATCGTCGCCTGCCCACAAGCGGGCAAACTCGATTGCCAACTTGCGAGCTGCCATTTTTCCTGCAGTTGGAACTGGTACTCCATATGCGTATGTAATTTCAATGTTGCAAGGAGTCCAAGGGGTCCCAGCTTTGATGTGCAAAGTTGAGTGATCTACTAGATAGTAGCTAGATGGATCTAGCACCTGCCCATTTTTATTTCTGAGGGTGTATATCCTAGTTACTGGACGCCCGCGGAGTTTGATTCTCGCGTCTGGGGAGAGGCCATCAGAGACCAGCTCAGAATATTCGTCATAATCGCCGGACGGAATATTGTATACATCACCACCGAATAGTACAGGACTGTTAGTACGATCGGAAGGCCCCATTCGATTATTTCTGAGGGTGCAGGTGTAACGCTCGGTGACAATTGTCTCTCCTGTGTATTTACG